CATAGCAATATAATCCATTGTTACCACCTCATCTTTCTATGTCTGTACAAATCTTTTTTATATTTTTCAATTAAACCGTCCTCAGAATAATTGACAGTACCTGTATTATAAATAATACCATTTATTTCTACTTGTGAGGTTTTATCGACAAAAGTAGTAGTGGTATCACCAATTTGTACACTTTTAACCTTTACATTTGATTTTGAATCTTCTTCAGCTTTACTTGCAAATAATTTATCATACCCATTTAGGTACCAATAGTCTTTTGTCATTCTTAACCATGTTGTATATAATCCATCTGGGATTTTGGATTGATGAGTAGTATCTAAAATTATAACTAAAGTGTCTAATAAAGAATATTCTACTTGAGCTACACCATCTTGGTTATCTTCTTTTATATTCAGTTCTTTCAATATTCTTTTTTTTAATGATTCAACATCAATTTTATTTGTTTTACTTTTTATTTTTTCTAAAACTGACATTATATCACCTACTCTCCTTCAGGATTTTCTTCATTAATGGTCCCGTCATTTGTGTCGGTACCATCTTTTTGTTCTCCCTCTAGATTTTGTTTTTTATCTTCTTCAGCTTCTTTTTCTTCAATCTTATTTATTATTGTTTCTTTTTTCATATTACTTGTTACTTTTATTCCTAATTTTGTTGCTCTTTCTTTTAATGCTTCTAATTCCTCATCTGAATTATCTGAAGTATTATCAATCTTATCTACATTTTCGTTAGAGTTTTTATCTGTTTTTGTTTCTTCTTTCTTATAATTTTCAACATATTTTTCAATGTCTTTCTTTAATTCTTCTAAATCAATAGTTTCATCTTTTACAACTATTTCTATTACTCTTTCATTATTTTCTCTAATATCTTCTATTACATCTACAAATTCTTTATTTGCATTATATTCTTCATCACTAACAATTTCACTTTGTCCTTTAAAACACCATTTTCCATTAAGTTTTACTCCTGCACTTTTTGGACTAACTTTTTTCATTATATATCACCTCTTTATAAAAATTTAAGAGTAAAGACTATTGCCTTTACCCTAGATTTATTGTTGCTTGGAATAGCTCATCAGCACATTTCAATGCTGGTAATGCAGTAGCAACTGCTTTTTCCCATGTAGAAACAGGATCTTTTCCTTCTTCATACATCATTGCTAATATTTTTCCTACCAATCTTATATCTATTTCTGGATCCCTTTGAAGTCTAATTTCTTCAGCTGTTGGTCCATAAATAGTTTCTCCTAAAGGTTCTCCTGGCATCATAACAAATGCATTTTCTGGGAAATATCTATGTTTTGTATATTCTCCATTTGCTCCCAATTTTCTGTATTTTGCATCATATGTATATATTTTAGGTAATCCTAATTGTGATAAATAATTGTTTAATTCTCCAACTGATGCAATTCTTGTAGAATCTTTTCCAAAAATAGCATTAACAACATTTTTATTAGCCAATATTTTTGCTAATACTGTTGTAGATGTTAATACTCTTCCTGGAGCAGAATCTAATTGATTTTTCCAAGTAATCATATCGTTTATTGGATTAGCATTTTCAAGACTCCAATTAACATTAGTTACTTTGTTTTCATTTGGCACACCAAAGTCAATACTAGCATCTAAATTGTTTTCTTTTAATGTAATTTTACCAGTTGCTACTAGTTCCATTCTCATTACCTCTATTCTTGCTTTAATACTTTCTACTAAAGCATCAATATCGTCATATACATTTTTCATTAAATATGTTCTTTCTGCTTCGTTTCTTGGAGACTCTAAAGCAATTATTTCTTTTTCTTTTAATTGCATTTTTCTTTTAATTAAAGCTAATTCAATAGCCATTTTTTCAGCTTCTCTTTGTCCAATCTCTGATTCTGTATCAAATCCATGAACAGACGCAACAACTGGTGTTTTACTTCCATTTGTCAACATATCAAATTCTAATGATTGTCTTTTTACTTCTGGGAATAATTCTTCTCCTAACATTGCAGGATATTTTCTATCCTTTAAATAATTTAATATTTCTTTTTGATTAAATAATTCTAATACACTTTTAGGCATATTAAACACACTCCTTCGTTTTTTTATTTTTTATAAAATTTTTTATCTAAATTTAATTCCTGACATTGCTGTTTTGTCAGCTTCTTCAATGACTGCTGGTAATCTTGATTCTATAACATATCCTTCTACCATTATCGCAGCAGGTTGAGGACCATTTGTTACATCTACATCAGCAAATACTAAACCTATAGCTTTTTCTTCTTTTTTATAGACTGTTCCAGCTTTAACAATTTTTCTTCCATTTTCATCTGCTTTTATTCCCGTATCATCTACTTGATAAGTAAAATTTTGAAATTTAGCAGATGCTAAAAAATTAACTTCATTTACACTTTCTTTTTTTACATACATAATTTTTACCTCCTAAAATTAATTAAAAAATTGACTTTTTGTATTTTGGTTATCACTTTCATTAGCTTGTTTTGCAAAATTAGAACCCATACTAATTTCTCCATCATTATCACCCTTATCTCCTTCTGGATCTACCGGTGAATATCCTGATGCCTTTTTTTCAAAGAAATGAGGTGCTTGTTTTTTATAACCATCGATTAATTCTTTTAATCCTACTAATGATTTTTTGTCATCAGATATTTTGGTTTTACTCTTATCTTTGTTTATTAATGAAATTATGGCTTCTCTTGTTAGATCGTCTTTTAATACTTTCGCATCATCTAAACCTTTATTTAATAAATCATTATAAACATATTCTTCGTTTTCTTTTTTAGCATTATCCTCAATTTCTTTAATCTTTTTGTCGTATTCATCTTTTGATATACTATTTTTTTGTAAATCTGCAATTGCTTTTTCTTTATCTTCTTTTTCTTTTGTAATAACTTTTTTGTCATTCTCCAATTGTGCTTTTTCAGATTTTAAGGTTGTAATCTGAGTATTTAGTGCGGCAACCTCTGCACCACTTTTGGCCATAACAGACTCTACCTGTTCATCTGTTAACCCCATTGCTTTTAGTTCTTCCCTTTTCATGTTTTCTCCTTTCAATTCAGGCTTTCGTGTTTTTATACGGAGCAACGCCTCCGACCTGGTGTTGTTGTCGAACAACTTACAAAATCGTGATATATAAAAAGTAAGTATGTAAACATACATACCTACTTTTATAACTTTGTTATGGTTGTTTAAGAATCCATTTAATTTGCCACTATATTGCAAACACCAAAAAAGACATATAAAACTATATGCCTTTATAATAAAATTGCCTTATATTTGAACGTAGTTTGAATGTGTATAAACTTTTTCTATATTATTTCTATACTTTTAACTTCATTTTCAAATACTGAATATACTCTATTATCTTTTTCATTTTGAATGCTTATTTCTTCAATTTCTGGATCATTATCTTGTGCTGGAACATAACCAACAACTATACCTTCATACTCATTATTAAATGTAATTAATTTTATTTTTTTATTCAACAATTCTTCTAGATTTTTACCTTTCATCTAATTGCCACCTTTCCTATAAGGAACTATATGTGTTCCAGTTTTGCTATAATGTATTTTAAAACTATTTGTTTTTATTTCCTCATTTTTATTTTTTACAACTCCAATTTGTTCATTTACTGTGATTATTTCTTTTTTATTCCATTTTCCACTGTCACTAAATTCTAATGTTCCTTTTCCTGCATACTGATTAATAAGTTCTTGTGCTTTTTCTTTAGATATCGTCAAGTAACTTCTTCCAGTTGTATAATTGTTACTTCCTAATATATGTTTGTCCTGTTTTCCTTGATTTATCAATTTATTAACATTATTAATATATACTTTAGCTTTATCTTCTGTTGTAATTCCCAATGCATCAGAATATTGTGCTTTCAAGTTTTTCCATTCATCAATCTTATTATACTTCATTTCTTGAAATTTATCAAATGTTGTAGGTACATCATCCCCCAGTATATCTCTATATCTATTGTATTGCTCATAATCAGAAGATTTGTTTTTATTCATTTTTATTTCTGTTTCAAATGCTTTTTTAGTTGCCGGATTAGAATTTACATATTTTTCTAACCATTCATTATATGTAATATCTCTTGGTATATAATATGTCTTTCCATCAGTATTTCTTGCTGCTCTTTCTCCAAATTCAAATTCATCCTCAAAATAT